ACTTGTAGGCCCACTCGTTCGATCGGTCGTTGGTCGCCTCGGCGGTCAGCGTCGTGCGCGCCCGCGCCCAGGTCCACCAGTGGGCCTCGAGGAGCGCCCGCACGGTGTCGTCGTAGTGCAGGACGCACTGCTCCTGCTGCGGGGAGGGGGTCGTGGTGTTCGCCAGTTTTCCGGCGCCCAGGTGCGCCGACAGCGCCACGTTCCAGATCTGCAGCTTGTTGGTCGCCATGTCCTACCCCGGCTGTGGCGGGACCGGACCCAGCGGCCCGGCCCCCTTCACTGTCCCCCTATTCGGGGGCCTGCTCGACAGGCTTGGCGCCTGCCTTCTTGCGCCCGGCGGGCCGCTTGGCCCGGCCGGTTTCCTCGATCTCCTCCATCCACCGGGAGGAGACCTTGTCGGCGGGGACGGTGAACACGTCACCCTCCTGCGCCCATGTGCCGTCAGGCCGCTGCCCGCGCCACTTGGCCCGGACAGTGACGTCAGCCATTGGTCTGGATACCCGTGGCGACCGCCGCCTTGATGGCCCCGGCCGTGGCGTTCGAGCCGCCGACCGTGTACTTGAGGCGCACGTAGCGCTCCGCGACCGTGTGCGGGATCACCACCAGCGGGGCGATGTAGCCAGCCACCAGGTCGGCCACCGGGATCGCGTGGGTGGAGGCCACGGTCTTCGCCGAGGAGAACCCGGTGTTGTCGTCGGTCTCGATCGAGATCGTCAGCGAGGTCAGCGTGGCAAACGCCGTCGTCACCTGGATCAGGAGCGGGATGTCCAGCGCGCCGCCGATCTTGTGGCCGAGGCTGGCCGAGCCGCCCGGCGGGGTGTTGGCCGCCTGCAGGTCGAGGTAGTTGGTGGAAGCGGCGGTGGCCGTGACGGCCTGATCGTCGCTGAAGAGGGTGTTGGCATCGAGCATCATGGCTCTGGTCCTTTCAATTCAGGGTCAGGGACGGCCCCTGGAGGGCCGCCCGATCAGGGTCAGGCGAACGAGATCGCCGCTTCGGTTTCGGTGATGGCGTCGATGCGCTTGACCGGGTACTCGCCCCACATGGTCACCCGCTTGCCGAACACTTCCTCGACGCGCAGCTGCACGTTCGACTTGTTGAGCGCCTGCTTGCGCAGGAACTTGGCGACCGTGCGGCCGACGTAGATGCAGGTCTTGCCCGTCACCAGTTCGCCGTCCATGTTCACGCCCATCGTGGCCGAGGTGTCGAGCAGTTCCTCGGCATCGATCATCAGGTCGAGGAGGTCCGCGCCCGACGCCGCATCGGCGGTCAGTTCCGACACGTCGATGTTGCAGATGCGCGCGTTCGCCCGCCAGTCACCCAGCGACATGCCGATGTTCCAGGACATGTAGTCCCGGTAGACCTGCATCAGGGCGCCCGAGCCGGTGTCCTTGGTGTCCTCGCCCAGATCGCGCCGGGTGAAGCCCACCGCCGAGCCGTTCGGGTACAGCAGGTTGCAGCCCTTGCCGCCCCAGGTGACGTACCAGATCGAGGTGTTGTCCGACCCGGAACCGGCAGCGTTGACCATCTGCCGGCCCGAGGCCGCCGAGGGGTCGGAGTAGCGCGGGGCCAGGCCGAGGAAGCCCTCGGGCGTGGTCGCCGTGTCACCATAGACCATGTTGTAGGCAACGAAGTTGTTGAAGCCCTGCATCTTGGCGACAACTTCCGACGCCCGGAAGGCCGAAGCGTTGCCCGACAGGTCGGCCAGTTCCTTGTCCACCTCGCAGTAGTCCACGATCATGCCGCAGGTATCGACCACCGGCACGGTGGTGGACTTCGACGGCTGGACGCCCTGGTTGTAGAGGCGGAACGCGGGTTCCGGGATGCCGGTGCGGATGACGTGCTTGTGCTTGGAGCCGTCGTTGCACATCACGTAGGTCGCGTCCCCGATGATGCCGTTCGCTTCCGCGGCGGCCTCGATGATGGGTGCGATCTGGCGGTTCGGGTCGGTGCGCGACAGCACATCGGCCAGGTTCTGGTTGGTATCGGCGAGTTCAGCCATTGGTCAGATCCTTTGTCAGGTCGTGGGATAGAGGGAGTTCGCGAAGTTCTGGCGTGCGCCCGCGCCGGCCGGGGCGAGAACGGGCGCCTGGCCCGCCTGCTTGCCGACCGCCATCAAGGCTCTCAGGATGAACGGGTGGTTGCCGAGGCCGGAACTCTCCAGCGCCTGCGCCAACTGCTCGTCCTTCAGCACCTCCAAGCCCTTGATGGCGACCGCGGTGTTCTCCGCGAACTTGTCGCCGCCAATGGCCGGGTCTTTCTTGGCCGCTTCCAGCCAGCCCGTGACCTTCTCGTTGTGCGCCTGGATCAGGGCCTGGCCCTGCTCCTGCACCGCCTTCGCCTGGCGCTCCGCAGCCCACTTCAGGGCGTCGGCAGGCGTGGCCTCGGGGTTGGCCTTCATCCACTCCGTCACGTCCGTCTTGAACGCAGCGAAGTCTTCCGCGAAACCCTCCATCCCCTCCGGGGGAGTGAGGTCAAATTCCACGTCTCCGCCGGGGTCGGTGTCGCCTTCCGCTCCCTTCCCGTCTTTCGCCGTGGTGTCATCGCCGCTTGCCGTCTGGTCTTCGCCTTCCGGGGCGGGATCGGTGGACTGTGCCAGCACCGTCGCTTGCGCATCGGTGGGCGCCGCAGGGGTGTCGCCTTCTGCCGGTGCCGCATCGGTGGTCTGGTCAGTCGTTGTCTGCTCGGTCATCCTGTGCCTCTGCTCTGATTTGCGCCGCCGCCACCGCCATCAGGTGGTCGAAGCGGTCTTCCGCCTCTGCCATCAGGACGCCCAGGGCGCCCGCCTCGTTCGGCAAGAGAAACTCCTTGAGGATCGTCAGCCCGACGTTGCGCTCGCCCTCGAGGAAGGCCTGCGCCGCGTTGCCGGTGTAGCTGGACCCCAGCACATGGCAGCGGTCGATCAGCCACCACGCGATCAGGCGGCCCTGCTCCTGCTGCATCAGCCACGCCCAGGCGTTGACCACCTTGCGCTCGTGCATCTCGGCGGCGCGCTCGTAGACGGGATCTCCCGCCGGCGCGTCGTCGCGCAGCCAGTCGAGGCCGCGGGCGAGTTCGACCCCCACCATCACGCGATCCTCCGCTGCTCTTGCAGGGTGCGCTCGCTCCGCTCATTGGCCTCGGACAGGAGCCGGGCCGCGTTCGCCATCGGCTGGGCCTGCTCCATCGCCATCTGCGTGGCCTGCTGCTGGGCGCGCTGCTGCCGCAGGGCCTGCACCTCCTCGGGCGTGCGGATGCTCTCGACCGGCGGGCCGACCTGGTCGGCGAACTCCCGGACCAGCACGTCCTCGTCCAAAAGATCCAGCGCGCTCGGCTTGACCTGCGCCAGCGAGCCGACGAAGCCGACCGTGCGCTCGATCGCGGCGGTGCCCACCATCTTCTGCGCCTGCGCCAGGAGGCTGACGTACTCGACCTTGAGGGCGGCGCCCTGCAGTTCTTCAGGCGGCTCGGGCAGCAGGCGGCTCTCCTGCATGTAGTTGAACGTGGTCTCCACGATCGGCTGCAGCAGGCCGTGGTCGAGGGCCTCCAGCACCGGGCCGAGGACGATCAGCTTCTCCTCGTGGCGCTCGGCGATCTCGCGCGCCGTGACCTGCCGCCGGTCGCTCTGGATCGTCAGCAGGAACAGGTCCTCGAAGAAGGACGAGGCGATCCGGACGCGCGTCTCGTTGATGTCGAACATCAGCGCCTGGATGTCGGGCTGCACCTGGTGCGCAGGACGCAGGCCGCCTTTCTGCAGATCCTGGCTGTCCACCGTGGTCACGCCGCCCGGCACGTTGCGGAACTTGCGCTTGAACCCGGCCGGCGCCAGCATCGGCGGGCGCACCATCATCTGGATCGCGGTCGCCTTCTCCCGCTGCATCTGCTGCAGCTGGAGGCAGTCACCGAGCGCCATCATGCCGGGGCTGGTCACCGAGTAGGTCTCGCCCAGGCAGCTTTCCCAGCGCGGCGCCAGGATCGGGTTGAACTGGAACCCGCCCTCGAGGAGCAGCTTCGTCTTCTCGTGCTTCTCCCAGTGGAACGAGGCGTAGGGCATGTCGGTCGCCATCGTGGACAGCGGGTCGCGCTCGTGGCGCGGCTCGATGGCGCAGCAGACCTCGACCCATTCCTCCATCTGGCCCCGATCGATCAGCGCCCGGGTCCGGTCGGACAGGTTGTCGTAGCCGAACTCCTGCATGAGTTGGCGCGCGGTGCGGCGCGTGTCGTAGTGTAGCGCCTCGACCACGCCCTCGTCGCCCTCGCCGATCCGGTAGCTGCCCATCGGGAAGGCGTAGGAATGCACGATGCTGTCGAAGCTGCCCACCAGCAGGCCCGCAAACGTGCCGTACAGCCCCACGTCGGCATAGCAGGCGTCGAGGGTGCGGTAGATGTTGGACCCCCGCAGGACCGTGTACATGCGGCGCTGCGCGGTCTCGAGGTAGGCCTTGACCGCGGGCACCTCCATCAGGTCGTCCTGGTAGAGGCCGAGCCGGAACCAGGGGCGGGAGGGCGAGGTCATGCCCGACATCAGGCCGGCGCGCAGGGTGCGCAGCGCACGGGCGCCCGAACTGTCGATGATGCGGCGGTTGATCCCGCTGCCGCTGCGGTCCTCGCCGATTTCGAAGCGCC